TGTTAAAGACATACCTGACTGTCCCGTATTTTTACGAGCAACATTATTAGTAGCTGTAATGGCTGTACGAGATAAGGCCGAATCGGTACCAAACCCAGTAGTCGTCGTGAAACGATTTACATTCTGGTTTGATCCATTTAAAGATTCAGTTGTATAATAGCGTGATGCTGACAATGAATCTATATATCCAACATCAGTCCCACTAACTATGGGGTTGATGTGAATGTTTGTAGAACCGCGGTAACCAACAAAGCATTCAAGGGTCCATCTCAACGGATGAACAGATACAAAATTGAAACGCTTGTTGGTTCCAGGGGATATAATTGATACCCCCCAATTGGTTCCATTTACACCATCAAATCCATATGCTTTAGGTACACGAGGTAAAATATTTGTTGTGAGTTGATTACCCACACCAATATAAGTACCCACACCTGTGAGATATTGACCTATTGGTTGTAAATTTGAAAAACTAGCTCTGTGCAGTAAAGGTCTCAAGGAAACAATAGTTTCACCCACAGTTATTAAATCAATAACAGTGTCAGTGGTGGGTAATTGTTTAGTAATTGATGTTTCCTGAGATTGTACAGCTAGTGTTGTTAGATTACTGGTGATAGATCTAGGTCGAGAATATCGCATATCGTCCAATGGTTTTGCAAAAACCAACACTCCAACATCAGGAGAAGTGGTTGGTCCAGTTAACACATTTAGGACCCTCATGGTAAACATGCCATTATGATTGCGTGTATTAAATGATGCAAAAGTCGGTGTCAATGATGATGAGAATTCATCTGTGTTAGCAATCTCCAAATATGGATTGGTTGCCTTATATGGAATATCAATTGTAACCTCATCTTCAAATTCTAAATCCACCACACGAGTGAAAATAGTAGTCTCAAGATTACTTGCTGATACAAGATTTTCCTGAGGGTCCCATGCAATAATCACACGACCTTTATGATATTTGGTCTTAATGAATTTGAATCTATACTGCATAGATCCACGCCACTGCTGGAACATGCGACCAAAATAAGATGATGGTGTGTGATATAACCGGGATTGATTGCTTTCAACATAAGTAACTACATGTGCTGGACTAACCAGTCCAGTAACAAGTGGTTGATTGACTGTCTTTACTCCCGTCCAAATAGATTGACCAATGTATGATTCTCTCATAATAGTATTTTTAAAGGAAAGTGGATCAATTGGATCAATATCGCATACTGTGTTATCAATAGTAACCTCGTTTTTCGGATCCAGTGATAATTTATCAATAGGCATGCGTGTTTCAACATTAGCGAATGCATGGAAACTCTTGGGTTGAAAGCCATGAACATCATCTATCATAGGGGGATTTGAATATCCAAACAATTTAGCTATACCTGAAACAGCTGATGCACCTATGTTTGCTGCTCTAGCTAAATTACCAATAAAGGGGATATCAAAAAAATATCGTGAATAATTAGCAACTGCAGTCGCAGGACCACTAATAGTACCATTAGTAACAGAATATTCGTCATTCTGTACCGCTAAACGTGTTGTGGGTCCCATTAGTTCTACATCATCTGCCCAGACATAAACTGAGATGGTAATACCAGCTCCAGCCACACCATTGGCAGAAGACAATGGATAATATTGAACTAATTGAATCTTACCCATATCTGAATATTCAGTTGCTTTAGTCACATCTAACCAAGCTCCTGTCCATAAGAAAGGTAAATCCATCTCCACACTGGACATTTTAGAAGGCTCTAGGAAAACCCCTGGGGTTTGACTTAGTGGTATTTCGTCACCTGAATTTGATACACCCTGGGGAAAATACATTGGTAGATAACATGCACGGATGGCACCATAGTAAAACGGTGAGGAGTTAATGACAAATTTAACACGTAATTTACATCGAAGTCGCGAAAAATTATCTAATTTCTTTTTAATAATACTATTATTAAAAAATAAAGACCACGGTTCTAAACTCGCGCTAAATGTTACACCCTCAGTCCATGTATATGAAGCCACTCGAACTGGACGACTAAGATAGTTACCCAATTTAGCATCCTCATCACTTTCTGAATTGAAAAACGTGGAAAGATGTGATCCAATATCTAATGAATCAGCAACCCCCACATCACTAAATGTAACAATACCCTGATCTGATGAGACACCTGAACCTACATCAGGTGTAGTCTGCATCTCCTCGCTTTGCACAAGGAGAGGCTTAGTTGTTTTAAATAAATTAATAATGCACCTACAACTACAAGATACACTATCTTTTAAAAAATTAAATTGTGCAGGTAATTTAATCATGTTGCTGAGTGTGTACCCATTGCTCAGCATGAGATCTCCGATTGAGTACCAACTAACTCATTGATAAACATCAATTTTGGGGAACGCCCTAGTAGGTATAATTATAATGTCCACGCTAATATCAGATTCCACGGATCTTTCCTGATATCCAGTAACTACATTATAATGCTAAATTTTGGCTTATGGACTATTCAGCTATAGCCCCATTATTTACGATAATCATCCACAAATTCCTTCCACGTAATGAAAGGCCGATCATAATAATGATCTAATTTTAACTCTTGGATAATATCTAAGAACATATTTCGTTTCTTCTCAAAAATCACTTCTCCATAATTAGCATATTCATTGACTGCACTATGCATTACACTGATCGCATGGGCCTCCTTACTTATTTCTGATGATGGTACACCAATCATTAGCATTTTGGCTATGGAACTTTCTTCCAATTTCGCTACGTGGAGTTGCAGTGTTTCATTCCATTCAAAGGACCGTTTTAAAAATGATACGTCATTTATGTGAATATGTGGTATAGATACTGATGATTTATCTGCCATGGTATATATAACGCCAATATCGGATAAATGTTTGGCAATAATTGTATGTGAAAATTTGCAATCTTTTTTCACTCCCATTGCGTTATCATCACCATAAGTTATTAATGCCACATGTTTTTTAAACAAATCTAACGAAAATCCCTCTTTAACCCAAGCATAGCGTATATACAGAGCATTAGATATTGAATTTATAACCACAGTGAGAGGATGACCTGAAGGATTACACCCAAATAATTGTACCAAATCACCCTTGTAGTTTACTAAAGGAAATGCTGTATCCTGAGCGAGACCCAGCACTACTTTAATATGATCACCATCAGCTCCTGCTCTTTTGAGTACATTAACTATAACATCAAATGCTGCCAAGATCATTGGTGCTTCCATTCTTTTATCAAAGGATTTATAATCACCAGCAATCATTCTATCCTCCCCAAATTGAGTTAAATACTGGTACAATTCTTCCCATTGAGGAGATGTCGCATTGGTACCAGGAGCTGCTTCAAACAAAAATTTATTGCGCTGAAAAACCCTCACGAAAGAGAGTAAGTACTTACGCATTATGAACGCCCAATCAACAGGACAACCCGTGAAAACACGTGCACTTTTTTCAGGTTTCAAAGGTTCATCCTTTAAACTTCCAGTGAAAATGGGCATATGTACGTGCTCATGTAAATAAGAGTCTACTATAGAGTTGGCCCTTTCATATACTTCAGGTTGGAATTCAACATGATCATTCCAAATATCCACCTTTCCATTATACTTAAGATAATGAACTTTCTTTTTCCTCCATGGATAACCCATTGAGGTATTTCTGTTCATTTTATCAATGAATTGTACACCAGGTAAACCATTTAATGTAGCATCATTATCTAGACAAATCAATTCAGATAGATCTTTAGGTGCCAAACCGTGTATAATATCGTTAGAAAAGGATTCCACACATCTATCCAGAATGGCTTGATCAATTAAATGAGTCTGCTGAACTGTATCTAATATGCCATTTCGCCATGGAGCCCAACCTTTCATAGTGGGTTTCTCTACTTTAACACTATAACCACGTTTATGCAATGTAGTATGTAGTATGGTATTCTGTACTTTTGATGTATATTCCGGTACAAAGCCCGGTAAACTACCATACACATGTGCTGAACCACTATCAATATATCTAAATACACTCTTATGATGAAGAGGGTTAAGTATAACAGGAGTTCCATCAGCAGACGCCAGATTTGGTTTATTACTGGAGAACAATATCTCCCCTTGAAGTATTGAATTTATCAATGTATGGGAAACCAGGATTGAAGTGGCATCATTGCGCACTCCACCTGTTTGATGAATACCCAACAACATCGGACCATGTGG